TTCTTCGTCACCGTTGGTTAATCTAAATAAACTACTTAAATCATTATCAATATAAAGCCTACGCAGATCAGATAGATTGCTATTGTCAGCATACAATAATTCAAATCTGTCAAGTAGTTCAAATGTTTGTAGCATCAAATTGCTCCTGTAACCAATCGAAATCGTTTATCTTTTTGAGCGCTTCGGTGTTGCCTTGATTTGCTGCTCCATATGCTGCGCCTGCTCTTGCACCTCTAATAGCATACTCTCCATAAGGGCGATCTTTTCCAATGGTTGTCCAAATTTGAAGACGATTATCTGTTTCTTCGTTCTTTTGCCTATCAATTACTTTACTAGAAAGTTTTGTACATTCCCTAAATGCGCCTTTCCATGTTTCAAACTCTCCTGTATTAAATGATGTAATATTTGATACTTCCTTTATAGCATTAAATTTACTACTAATACTTGTAGTCATATCCGGTTTAGTAACATCCATGTCAATGGTGAGTCTTGTTGGAAATAATTTTACACCGCCGTAGCCGTATACCATATCATTAATAGGATTTTTTGCTCGCCACACAAATACATGATCGTGATTCCATTTAGGTACTTGATAATCAAAATTAAATTCATCTACTATAACAGCATCACCGTCTACGATCCAAAACATATCGGTGTCACAGAGCTTTGCAGCAGCTATGTGTGCTTGATGTATGCCTTTTACACCATGTACTCGCTTTGCTCTTGGAAAACGTTGTTGTAGGGCTTTAAAATTGTCGTCTGCTGTTGGTTCGTTGTAACTAATAAACACAATGTCGTACATACTAGGCATTGATGCTGTGATTTCTAATTCTTTTTTACTTGCATAGAATCGATAATCTATTTCACGTTTTGAGACTGGTGAAGATTTACTGAATAACGTTACACCGTCATAATGATTGCCATTACGAAAAACATGTGTAACATCAAGACTAAAGTTGTCTGCTTTATATAAAAAATCAAAGCTATCTAAGACGTGTAAGTCTTTCCAAACTAACCAAAACATTTTAGTCATCGACATAGACTTCGCATGCTCGTAGCTATCAGCATGTTTAGCATTAGGATGCGGTGAGTTATCACCTATGTAAAATATATCATACATCTGTATTCCGTAAATTAAATCTTGTAGCATCTTCAATATCCTCATGAGTGAAGATTCTATCAAGAGAAGAATTTTTACCACAAGTGTCTGCACAAAATGCCATCTTGCCGCACTTTACACTTTCTAAATTCCAAGTATCGGCAAACACACGATTTAAATGTCCTTCTGATAAAATTTCAGTTAATGGTTTTAAGTTAAGATCAAACTTTTCCCAGCCATAATCATTTAGTGCCTTATGTAGTTGCATACTTTCAGTACTTGTATATGTGCCGTTTAAGTGTGTTCCTACATAACAACACGGCATTACACGCCCAAAATTATCTATAAATATTTCAGTACCAAAAGTTTTATGACTTTTACAATTAATTTCTACATTATCCCATTTAGTGTCATCAATATTATCATACACTTTTACAACTTGTGTTTGGTAATAATTAATAGATAAATGTTTTTTCTTTTTATTAAGATAATATTCAGTTTTATCAAAAGATTGATAATGTTCTTCTACAGGACCAGTTGGATTTTCTAAATTCCTATTCTTAGGATCTAACGGAGCATCAATATAATAATCTAATTCGCCATCTTTAGTTAATGCCGGTAATCGTTTTAGCGAAACACCGTTGTCTACACCTAGTGCTTTTTTAGGAATAAATTCTGTAATATTAAATTCTTTACAGCGAGCTTTAGCTTCTTCAAGTTGATGTTCGTTATGTGCAAAAATTAAAAAATCCCAAGCACTTCTTGGATTATGTTGAGTAAATGCTTTAACATTTGCTTCTAATTTATTCCATTCAACATTCCTACGATATAAATGATTACTATTTTCAAGTCCGTCTATACTAAATGTCATTAGCCAGTGTTTCTTTTTTGAAAATAATTTACCCATTTTAGACCACCAGCTTGGAGTTCGCATGCCACCATTAGAATTCATCATAATGTTTGTGTTGGGCGATGTTTCTGCAATATGTTTACAGATTTCGTATGTGTCTCTAGCAACACCTGGATCGCCGTGAACACCGCAAAACATTATTAAATTTATTTGTGTTAATATATCGTTAGGAATATACTTTTTAAATAACTCTAATGTAATTTGACCTATTTCTAAATCAGGTCTTGTCAACGGACTGTTATTATGGAATCTTACACACATAGGACATGCAGCATTACATGCATTAGTAAGTTCCATATGTATCTGTACAGTATTTTTATCTGACCACATTTGTACTATCCGTAATTTTCATAAACTTGTTTACAGTAATTGTAAAATTCTGTATATTCAGGAAATACTTCTAACAAATTTAGTCCAACACGTTTATCATTTTCATTAAAAAAACTATAAAAGTCTCGTCGTCCTTTTTGTATTTTTAACGGGTCAATTGGATTTTCTCTCATAAAATTTGTAACACGTTTAAATTTTTCATATTCGCTAGGTTTAAATTTATCGCCGTGTGAGTCAATAAACTCTAATGTTTCGTCCATGTACGAATTGAAACTTTCAGGTAGAATATTAATCATCCAATGATGTGGTTCTTTTAGATACGGTGTATCAAACCCAATAGCATCTTTGCCAAACTCTTCTCGCCATTCTAAAACTTTCTCTAATAAACTTTTAAAGTTAGTAACACACAAGACATTAAAAGTACACATTAGATTTACTTGAAATCCTCTACGCATTGCTTCTTTTAAGTTACGTTCCCAATGTACTAAGTTCATACCAGTCCGCATGTATTCTGCTTGTGGACCCCATGTATCTATGCTTGTAAACAAACTAAACTGTTTAATTTTTTTATGTTCTACTAAAGAGTCTATTCTATCATAAAACTTATCTATTTTATTTGTTGTAACTCCTAGGTTACTATTAAGACTAATTTCTAGTTGCGGAGCAGGTTCTTTTTCTAGTAAATCTAAAAACTGCATAGAACCAGGATTCATTAGAGGCTCTCCTCCTGTAATGCGTAATGTCCAAAGGTCTTTACGCAAACTTGGCCACCATTTCCAAAATGCTTCTACATAAGGATTATCATCTTTAGGACCATAGTATGTGCCGTGTTCTAAAAAGTCAATACCGTATTGATTATATGTTAAATCATAATTACCATGTTTTTTAATTTCGTCCATCCATAGCGTACTAGCTTGCGGCGAACAATATCCACAACGATAATTACAACCATTGCCAAAACTAACTTCTAAATATCTTGGATTTATATCTTTATTCCAAGGCATATCAGCAAGTGTTTCAATCATAGGTTCTGCATAACTACTAGCACTATGAAAATGTCTATCGCTAAGGTGTTCTCCAGGCAAGTCTTCGATATTCCAGCAATAGTAACATTCGTCTGGTCGGCCACCTTCTAACATAGTTTTACGTTGTTGCTTTTTCCATTTTGTATTATGTAAAGCACTTGGATTATCTTGTATTTCTACCAATGGAATATGATGTGGTCGCGGATGATAACAACTGTGATTGTCGCCAGTATGAAGATAAAGTGTCTCATGTAGCCATTTTTGTGTGCAAAAGCCGCAGCCTACTTTGTTTAGTCTGTCTTTTACTTCATCTACTCGTTTATCTCTGCTCATATTGTTCTCTACATTGGTTATAAAAGTCTTGAAGACTAGGAAATGTTTCTAGTAAGTTTGTATTTCGTCTTCTATCATGTTCGTTGAAAAACAGATAGAAATTTATTTTTGCTTGTATTTCTTCAACTGTATTTAATGGTTGGTTTGCCCATTCATAAAGTCTTCTGACTTTATCAACTTCAAAATCTTTAAATCCTTGATACCTATTTACAGTAGTTTCAGGGTTTGCTTCCATAAACTGTATGCTTTCTAGTAATGGTGTTAGCATATGCTCATTTGCTAGTTGCATACTCATCCACTTAGGATCATGTAGCATAGGAGTATCTAACCAAATTAACTGCCTATCGGTATTAAATTCTTTGCGCAATGCAAGTATATTTTTTATATATTCTGTCCAGCCAGGTAAACTTAGTAAATTAGCAGTTATAATAAATGTAAGGCTGTGATTTTTGCCTTTTGTAAGGTATTCTCGTATATTTTTATACAGTATATCAAAGTCTAGCCCATTACGAATATATTCTGCTTGTGTTCCCCAACTATCTAGACTACAGTATAACATAAAATGATCTACGTTATCAGTTACACTGTCTAAATCATCCATAAATCTTTGCCATTGATTCTTAGGCGGACAACAATTACTAGTAATCGATAATTGTAAACTATTATGTGAATTATTTTTTACGTAGTCAAACACTCGAAATGTGTTTTTATCCATTAGAGGCTCGCCGCCTGTCATTCGGAATGTTTTTAGTGTAGAATATACATCAGGAAGCCATTCCCAAAAAGCTTTTACATAAGGACTTTCTGGTGAGTTATTAATACCCATGCGTTCAACCCATCGAGGATCATTATGGTTACCATGTATTAGTTCATAAGCACCGTGTTGTTTTACTTCTTTATGCCATTCTGTACTTAAATGAGGGCTGCAATACGCACATTTAAGATTGCATGCTTGATTAAAGTTTACTTCTAAGTATCTAGGCTTTGGGTTTTCTTCTATTTGTGCTGCTTCAATAAGATCGGGCTCGTAAACGTCTTTACTACGATATGCTCTGTCGCTCATATTACCTTGGTCTTCTAATGCCCAACAAAACTCGCACTCTTTAGGTCGTTCGCCTTTAAGCATTTTAGTACGTTGTTCTTTTTTATGCTGTGTGTTGTGTAGTGCGTCAGGCGATGCAGCAAGTTCTTCTAAAGGAATATGATGGCTAGGAGGATGATAACAACTATGTGTTCTACCGGTTGGTAAATGTAAACTAACACTATACCATTTAGCTAAACAGAAACTAGGACTTACACTGTTAAGTCCTTCTAATAATTGTTTACTACTTTCGAAGTATACGCTTTGGTATTTTCCTTTAAGTAGTTCAACTTCGTCACCTCTCTGGTCTTTGCTCATTCTGGATCAATTATAAACTGCTGTTGAGGATTTCTACTAGGATTCTGATATACTGTTTTAAAGAATTTACTTTGCTGTGCATTTAGGCATTCTTCAGCAATAGGAATCTCAAGTTCGTTAATAAGTTTAATACCGTAATCTTCAATCGACTCTTCTAATCCATTCATTGATACTGTTGGTTCAACTTCGTCCCACATGCGATTAAGATATTCAAAATCTCTTACATTTACAAAATCCCAATCAGTACACATTGTTTTGTACAGGCCTTCACGGGCGCCATAGATTGCCCATTTACCGTTGTCAACATCTGCACCAACCATAAGCCATATCCACAGTCGATGTAAGTTTTTCCAATGCCCTCGTAAAAAATCATCTTTAGTAGGTTTTATACCTTGGTCAAGTGCCATTTTAACACCCTCTCTAAATCCAGCTCGCCATGCTTGATGTGGTGTTGCGTTATTATACACATCACTATACCAACTATTTTGCTGTATGTATTCTAGATCCCAACAAAAGTCTACCTGTGCTTGCAAATTATTTGGATCAGCATTTTCATGTGTTTTCATATTCAACACATAATTCTTTGGCCAGCACTTTAACCCACCGTTGCCGTACATTAACCCATTAATAATATTTTTGCCACACCAACTTATTACACTATTTTCTAAATTAGGATGATTAGAGAGATCTAGTACTTGTGTAAAAAACTTAGGATGTACAATATTGTCACCATCAACTGTAATAAATCTATCTGTCTCTGATAATTTTGCACATGCTTTGTGTGCAGCGTCACTTCCTTCTACACCGTGTACACGTTTTGCCCATGGCACTTTAGTTAATAAATCTGCATAGTTTTTATCAGCATTTGGTTCATCGTACGACAAATATATAATGTCATAATCTAAAATTTTAATTTGGCTCATGTATTTCTCTTTTAGAATAGGATACTAGTCTCTTATTAGTATATATACTGTATTTGGTTACATCTGTTTCCTTGTGATTTAAAAATTTAAAAGACATAGTTTGCTCATTTATAAGTTCGTGCATACTAGCTGAGAAATGTCTGTATAGTATATTTGGATTATTTTCTTGTGTTATACTAAACCATAATATTTCGTCTAAAACTCCAGCATTATTAATATTATTTTTTGCTGTTAAGTTAAGATCAAGGTGTAGTTGCCATTCGTTTAATATATTATCCTTTATAATACATAGTTGTGCTGGACCAGACTGGGTAATTTTATGTATTAGATTATCTACATCTAATACAATCTTATCATCTTTATGTACAATATGGAATTTTGCTTTTTGTAAATCGTATGTAACTTTATAATTAATTAAACTTTTAGTTCCGTCTATAAATTCGCATACTTCGTTAAACGTAGTTGTAAAATGAGTATCTAAAGACGGCTTGTCTTTAATTGAAATAGAAATAATTTGACCAGTGGCTTTTTCGTAATATACCTTATAATATAATGGCTCAGTTTTTTTTGTTTTAGGTATTTTAAATCGCATCTAAATTCCAATTATTTTTTCATATGTGTTAATTACATCACTTGTAATAAAATCATCTTCTGTATAATGAAATATATTACTTTGTTTGTAATTGCCAACATATAGTTGTGCATCATCTGTTAGATAAGTGCCAACTTCTTTTTGCCAACTATCTTTTAGTCCTTGCCAATTTTGTATGTTTGCCTTCATATGAGTAAACATAGGTGCATAGTGACTATTATTAGTAATAACAGATTCACAATCTAATATTGCTGTAGCAAGACTACTACTAATATCCATACTTGCAAAATTTTGTAAATTCATATTATGCAGATTAAAAAAGTCGCTATAATTATTAACAATAATATCTAGCAATCCATAAAATTCGTATGCAAATTTAGACTTTTTAAAATAATGCAGTCCGTAATACACATTAGGAAGTTTAAATTTATTTAATTTTTTTCTATAAAACTGATTATTAACTATCTCGTTGCGATATGTTTTTACGTTATTACATATCCAAAAGTCATACTTTTCAAAATGTGTTTGCCAGTTAGAAAGATCATTTAGTATTAGCATGTCAGTATCAATAACAACAGTGTCGCTAAAAGGACATGCATGAATAATCTTAAATCTGTTATGTATTTTCCATTCATATTTGTGAGCAGAGTCTCCCCATGGAATTTCTACTACTGCATCAAATAGTTCTTTGTACTTACTTGGAACTGCGTCATTAGTAATTAAACAGATCTTACTTGTAGGGTTTGTATGTCTTATGCTCATTGCAGAAACACATGCTTGTTGTACGTAATCTACGTCCGTACTATTCTGAGCTAACATTGTAAAATTCATTTAACAATTCTCCCAAACTAAACTTATTCATTACATGCACATTTATATTTTTTGTTTTAGATAGGAAATATTCTCCAGGATGTGTTTTCTTTTCAAGCAAGAAAGTAAGATTATTATCATCAATTTTATGGCAGTGATCTCTGTCGGTAATATAATATTTTTTACCCGGCATTTGTTTTGCAAATGACCCTTGTTGAAATCCGTTCATTATATGTATAGCAATACTAAAAGCAAAATCGTTTCTATATGTAATATAACTTAATCTATAAACAGATTTATAATGATGCCAATTTTCTTGTATATGTTGGAGAAGATCAAAAAAGATTTTGTTACGTTCTGTTTTTGTAAAATATACACACGTAGCCCAATAAAAATCTATACTTGTATCACTAATTTTACTAAACTCAGTTGTTTTAGAAAACTGTGTATTAATATTAGTAGCGTCTTTATAAATTAGAAAATCATCGTTTACTTGAAAACAATTTTTAAAACTATCATTAGATATAATATAATCTGTATCTAGTAATAATGTTTTATCATAAGGCGAAAGTTCGTACGCATAAACTCTTGTATCATTTTTAAACGCTGCGGATTTATTATAAAACGCTCCGCAGTGAAACTTTCTTTTGTTAGAACTTGAATTAGGTTTATATATTACCTTATCAAAATTTGTAAAAGTATTAGCGTATTCAACATCACTTGTAACAATTGATGTAGGTATATCTAAATGTTTTTTTATTCTAGCGGCTAGAAAATCTGCCTGCATAATATAATCAAATAATCCATTATTGTATGCAAATAATAAACATCCATTAGTCATTAATAATATCCGTTATAGACCGTTTTACTTTTATATTATTATATTCATTTAGGTATACGTTTGTAGCTGTTGCATAACAATCAACTAACTCATCTGTAAACTGTTTAAGATTTTCAATATTACACGGCAAATCGTTACAATCTATTAGTATTGCAGTTTCTTGTTTAAGTTGTAGTAACGATGTACAAAAAGAAATTAATGCAGGAGTTGCTAGAAATTTTGATCCATTATGATACGTGTCAATACTAGCATAGTATTGCTCTTTTAGATTGTTTTTTTGTGCTTGATGAGTTAGCATTACATTACTAAAATCTAATGCTTTTGATAGTTTTTCGTCCACGAAACTCTCCTAATAATTACATATTATACAGTATAATTAAGAAGTTGTCAAGTCCTAAAATTCATCGTTTATAGTTAATGCAGGATACTCTTTGCCTAATCCGGTTGCTGTTCTTGCTGTTACTACTGCGGTTATTGTGCCTGTAACATTTTCATCTGCAGGATTTGAATATTCATCTCCATCTACATCGTCTCCGATATCGTTATCACTATATGTTAATAAAAATCTTATTGAATTAGTATTAGTTTGCCATGCTTCTATTTTAAATTCATTTTCGCTATATACTCCAGTTCCGGATTTAGACATAACAGTAAGCCTATTAGAATTATTATATGCTGACCAATCAGTGGCATTAGAAGTATCAGAGTAAATTCCGCTGACTCCTGAATTTATTGTTGCAGTGCCTGCTACAACTTCACTTCCAGATACACTAATTTTGTATGTTCCCATATTATTAAGCATTGTTTGCCATATTTCGTCTTTGGTAGCCGGAGGAGTATTTACTTCATTTCCTGGAATCGAGGTGCCGCCTGCTAAATTACTAGCAATTGTAATATACCCTCCAGAATTAAACCAAAATCGTCTTTCTTCAAAATTTTCCCAAGTAAGCGTAAATCCAAATGTAAGCGAACCGTTCCAGTTAGTAACTCTAGCATTTGTAGCAAGTGTAGATATTTCAGACTGTCCTGCTCCGACTAAGAATTTACCACTTTCAATATCATTAGCTGCATTTTCAAAATCTAAAAATCCTTCATCTAAATCAGATGTTGCAGTAGCACTAGTGCTGTTCCCACCTGGACCTACGTCAGCTGCAAAAACACCCACAAGTTCACCAGTAGACGGTGAACTTAATCCGTCTGTGGCGTTTGACCAAGTTACTGGGATACCAACTTGATGTTGTCTAGCTTTAACAAGGTCGTTATATAAAGCCTGCATATCACTTGCTTGTATAATGTCGTTGTCAACTTTAGTTGAGCTTTCTAGTGGAATTCCGTAGCCTCTAGTTCCGCTGTCGCCGGATCCGAGAATACGATTTGCTTTACTTCGAATAGCATTAAACGAACTTGCTGTAATTATTTGATCTACTTGTGCTGCCATTTATTTTCTCTCTAATTTACGGATCATTGTTTGCG